GATCATATGGTCCTGTATCATTCCTTTTTTCTTAGACATTCTAAGCATTCTTTTAAAATCTGCAGGTTCAAGAACATCTTCTATTGAAGTTCTTTCTTGCTCTTTTATTGTTTTGAGGCAATAATCTGAAACGTGTTTTTTTAACTTTTTCTTTGAATAATCATCATTTTCATTCAGCTCTATGTATTTAATGAATTTATTAATGATTATTATGTAGTTATTTACAGTCTTGGTTGAATACTTTTCTATCATCTTTGATTTGTAATCAATCAAAGATTTTTTTGAAATTTCTTCATTTTTTGTTTCTAACATTGCATCTTTGAAATTTCTAGCAACAAGAGCATACTTTGTGTAGGTCTTTGTAGCTTTTTCATCTAGAATTTCATCATCAATGAAATCTTCAATGTACTTTTCTAACATGCTTTTAGTTAGAGTAAATTTATCTTTCAATCGTTCAACCTCCTTTTTTGACCACTGAAATTCATCTTGTCTTTAATTTTCATCCTTACATAGATATAGAAAAGCCGATTGACTTTGTTATATCTGATTTCATAATCTAGAAAATCTTTAGATTTAAAACTTTCTAGCATGAATTTTGAAATAAGCGTAGGATCTTCTATCATCCTGCTTATTTTTCTTTTTGAAAATCTAGTAAAAGCTTTTCTTTCCAATGGCTTTTTTAAGTTTTTGGATGATTTCCATCGCTTTTTCCCTTTCGGGTCTTTAGCGAGATAATTAGCAAGTCCAGTAAGGCCATATTCATCAGGTTCAAGTTCTTCTATTTTTGTTCTTATTCCTAATGTCCACAGTTTTTTTAAGAGCAATCTATCTATTGTACCTTCGACGATCATATGATGATGTACTCTTATTTTTTTGTCTTTATCAAATTCAGTTACATAGACGTACTTTGAGTTTTCTAAGCCTAGCTTTTTTCTTCTGTAGTTGATTTTTCTAATGAAGTTGCTGACATTCTTTTCAGCTTCTTCAATTGAATCTGGAAGATTTTCATTTGAATAAGTTAGATGCATCACGTAATCATTTTCATCGAAATTGTTATTGATTAATCTTATAAAATACTTTCTAGCGTTTTTTTCATTTAGATTTTTCTTATAAGCTTTTGATGGTTTTTTCTTTATCCTGTATTTATTTATTTCTTTTTTTGAAAATACTGGATAAAGTTCTACTTCAAACTGATTTCCACTTTGAATTGTCTTTGATACGTAATGATGATCTATTTTATTGAATTTCAAAAGATCACTTATTTCTTTCTCTTCTAGATTGCTGATGGATGTATCAAATAGATTTTCGTAATCGTAATCTAGTTTCGTCGACTTGTTAGTATCCATTACAAGAGATTTATTGCATCTTCAAATAAGCATATTATCCACTTTAAAACTGTACAGTTTTGACATGTTATGATATACTAAAAATGTTCAAGAGAATATTTTTACAAGTTCATTTGGAGATGCTATCGATTAATTTTAATTGATAGCTTTTTCTTTTATTTAAAATTAAAGAAAAAGCTTGTCTATTCTACGATTAATCACTTGATACATGTTATCTTTTATTAAAAACATATTGATATCCTTCAATAGTTTTTTCTTATTCTTCTGTTCTTCAATTAAACTGCATATGCAACCTAATGCTACAGCTTCAGGAATTGAATAATTTTTTAATACTTCATCAACTTTATTGCTAAAACCCTCATTTGATACTTTTCTAACTACATAGTTTTCATAAATAGTTAGGATATCATCCAAAACATTCCTTTTCTTCTTGGTTTGCAACTGAATAATACTTGTAATAATCTTTGCTTCATCGTCCATATTTTTTCTCCTTTCTTATTTTTTAAAAAAAACAAGCTGCTAAGTTATGATTCATACCTATGAGAAGTCACTTAACTTTTCTTTTTACGTTTTTTTTCTTTTGATGTTTATAAATTCAGGAGGTTTTTTAAAATGCACTTAGCAGCTTGCTAGAGCTTTATTAGCTCTAACCAGTCATAGACGATGGGATTTCATTTTTTTAGACATATTAAAATGTGAGAATTTTTCTATGATTGGTTAGAGACAATAAATATCTCTCTTTTTAATTTGAATTTTTTTCATTGATAGTTTTAGCTAACCTGCTTGTGCAATATATCATCGCATTCATAACTGGTTCATATATTTTCTTAAATTCAGCTTCTTCGATTCCTAGAATCTCAATAAAGAATTCAGAAGGTACACATGAGCCACACTCTAATTTAATACCTTCTTCTTCACTTGTTTTGCAAAAAGCTACTCCAAATTGAGCTATGGTTAACTTTATGTTTTTTTCGCTTTTATCATTATCATTTGATAAATCAATTACCTCTCCATTTAAGCCACATTCTTCTAGCATTTTTTCTAGCTCTTTCTTTAAATCTTTTGAATCCATGTTTTTCTCCCTTTACCTTTCTATATAGATTTCAGTTGTATACTTTTGCATTTTTGGCGATTCGACAAATACATCTATTTTATTGCCTTTTATCACACCGCCGCAGTCTTGTGCTATATACACCTTTCCATTTATTTTTATTTTTGAACCATAGGGAATGATTGCAGGATCAACAGCTACAGTCACTCCCTCGGTCGCTTGGATACCTGTGGAGGTCAAAGCTCCATACCTATCCTCTCCTGGCCAATAATACGTAATAGTAAACTGCCCAAGGTTTCTTCAATTTTCTAATTCAGCTTCTAACTGTTCATTTCTTATAGAAACTTCATCATACAATCTTTGATATTTCATTCTTTCTTCTTTTTCAGAGTTCAACTCGCTATAGATAGAGTTGTATTCCTCTTTTAGAAGCAACATTTGCGCTGTTTGTTCTTCTAGCTTCGAACTGGTCGAAACTAGATTGATTGCTAAGGTTCCGAATCCTAGAACGATAGCAATACCTGCAGTGATCATAGTAATTGCTCCTCTTCTTGATAGTTTCATTTGTTTTTCTCCTTTCTTTTGGACTTTCTTTTACTTCACTTTTATAATTTAATTATCAGTATTTGCAGATACTGAAATTTATTTAAAAGTGAGGTGAAAATAATGCCTAAAGATTTTGATGATTTTCTAAAAACATTAACACCTGAATTGATTAAAGATATAAGCATTCGTGTTAGCTCTAATGTTAATGATTCTCTTTTTGAAAATACTTTTTCCGATGAAAAAGACACCCAAATCATCGCTACATCATTTTCTTGTGCTGTAGAGCTTCTCCGCCTTTATCACGAATGGAGTTGCACACAATCGAATTTAGAATCGCAGCCGTCACATTAGGATCAATTTTCTTAGGTGCTTTTCTTTTTGGAAAAGCGCCTTTTTTTAACACCGCTAAATTAGTGATAATGTCTAAAACCGCAATTGAGCTTAGCAATACGACTTTTGCTTTTTCTTTTTTTACATCATCCATTTAATTTCTCCTTTCTATAAAATTACATTTATTAAAATAACTATCACTTTACCAACAAAGATGATTCCAGCACATATCGTTGCTAAACCTCTAGCACTTAACTTTTCAATCACGCTTATCACTGCTTTCTTGATACACACCATTAAAAATATCATTTAGCATGCATTTTATTTTTGTGTTTTCATCTGGTGTGATTATTTTTAATATCATCGCTGTGTCAGCGATTTCTTCAACATGTGCGGCTTGAATTAACGCTTTTTTTGATGAATAATCATAATCATCCATCTTTTTTGATATTTCTTCTGCTGAAGATTCTAAAAATGCATTTTTTGCGATGATATACCCTTTTGCCAATCCTTTGAAACATTTCAACTCTATATCAAAATGTTCTTTTAATAATGCTCTTTGCGTTGCTAATGTGTTATTTTTGTTTTCCATAATTTGATTTCCCCTTTACTTTTTTATTTCCTGAGCTCATAAGAGCCTACATCTTTTTTTTCATGGCTTTAATTAGTAAATCAGTACAAATGGGTATTGTTAACGATATAGGCTCTTACAAGCCCAGGAATCTCTTTTACAACCAAACATTTCTAGGATCCTTTTTTAATTCTTCTATTTGTTCTGGAGTATAGAAGTATTCATCCTTATGAACTCTTTGATTGATTTTGTTTAAAATGTCATACACGTTTTTCAGCGCTTGCTTATCTGCGACTTCTGGGCGATAAACAGTGACATTTTCATTTAGTATGATTTCTTTCATAGAAAACCCCCTTTTCAACAAAGAATATGTATTTATTTAGAATTCTTTACTTCTTTGTCGCTTGATTGTTTAGCTAATTTAGCAAGAACCATTCCACGAGTGATGTCAGTTACTCGCATCACTTCTTTTTCTTCTAGCTTTTGAGTTAAAGCTAATAAGCTAGCGATTGATTCTTGTTTACTTGATGGCTTTGTGATATCCATAGGCTTTTCTCCTTTCTTGCTTTTATCTCGTTGCGAGTTTTATTACACTTTCATATTACGCTTTGCGATATTCAATGTCAATAGTTTTTGCTAAAAAATATTGCAATGCGAGTTTTTAAGG